GGACAACCCAGAAGATCTGCACGGCGCCGTCGTCGCGGTGGGCGAGGGTGACGTTGTCGGTCTCGGCTATTTCGCTGAGGATCTGCGCCCAGTCGTCTGGCGATTCATCAGGTAGGCGCTCGAGCAGGGCGGCCTTGGCCTTTTGTGCGGTCTGGGAGTTGATGATCTTCTGGATGCGCGCTGCCATCAGCTCATAGGAACTGGGCTGCTTGGGGGGGGTGGGCTTTGGCTTGGCCATGGGATGGACCTTTACTGTATGTGTATACAGTATATTGCCAGAGTGGCCGGGGAAGGGCGAGAGGGTGCGCGTGAGGGGGGGGCACAAAAAAGCCCCGCGGGAGGCAGGGCTTGCGTGCTTTTTCTGGATCAGTCGTCAATCAGGAATTCGTCATACTCACCAGAAGCCAGCGCCTCTTCGCTGTACTCATAGCCAAGCGCCTCGATCTTTTGGCGCTTCTTGAATAGCCCAAGCTCCTGCTTTGCGTGGCTAATGGCTTCGTCTTTGATGTAGTCCTCATAGCCACTGAACACTGGATAATCATTGAGCACCAACAATCGATCCAGCTGGCTATGCAGTGAATCCATGGTCATCGGCCGTTTTGCCAGCGCGGTGCCCTCGGCGAAGAGCATGAATTGCTCGGAAAGAATGTGCAGCCGATAGAGCTCCTCGCTCTTCAAGTAGTTCTTTCCGGTCTTCGCCTCATCGAGGGTTGGGAAGTCGCCCCTTATGGTTTGAAGCCCCATTTTATCTGCATGATGGCTCGCTCTATCGAGGATGAGCTTTGAGCTGGTCATGCCCGTAACGGCGTGGTGGAACTTGTCTTGAAGAAGGGCGTAGAAACTCCGGACCTGTTTCGAGTTTGGGTCATAGTCAGAGGAGCAAAGCTTGAAGCACTCGCGGACTTTCGCGTAAACCTGCTTCTCTTCGGAGCGCAGCGCGCGGATAGCCGCGGCCAACTGGTTGAGCTTCTCGGGTGACTCGCGGAGAGCCTTCTCGTTGATTACATAGCCTTGCTCGACAAAGGCCGTCAGCGTTCGAGTGGCCCATTGCCTGAATTTGACGGCTCGCTTTGCGTTTACGCGGTAGCCGACCGAGATGATCATGTCGAGGTTGAAGTGGAGAACACCCTCCCGGACAACCTCACGACCACCCTCATTTTGAACTAGGGCAATTTTTGCCTGAGTTGCCGACTTCTCTAGCTCACCGTCCTCATAGATGTTCTTTATGTGTTTTCTGATCGTGGAGTAGTCCACGCCAAAAACATCGGCGATGTTCTGATACGTCGCCCATATTGCCTGGTCGTGCGGGTCGAATCTGAGCTCAACATCCGCATCATCGTCAGTGAACGAAAGCCTGCCTTCGCGCGCGCTTGGACCTATCACTACAGGGTTCGACATTCCTTATTCCTCAGCTTGCCAACAAGTTGTGCGCGAGCACGCCAATTGCTACCAGTCCCGCCCATACCCCCGCCCACACCCAAGGCCGCCGACCACCAGCAATTGCCCGTGGATCCAGCTGGGCCAGAAGTGGATGTATATCTAATTGTCAGTTCAGCGGTTTTGGCGGTTTATCGCAGACAAGTTTCGGTAGCTTGCCCAGAATGTCGTCGGTCGATTCTATTTGGATGTTCCCGTCATTCCTGACGTAGAACATGCGAAACCCGACGTAGCCGCCATATCCATTCTTGGCATTGACCTCGCCACAAACGGTGTCATCTCCCATGCCGCGCGAGAGTGCATACAGGCTGCGGAACTGAGCGCTGGAAGGATCCTTTAGGCTGTATGCAACCTTCTCCTGAGCAAACGACTTTTGCTCATCAGAAGCTGCAACCCGGTACCATGCCGGCCCGCTATAGGCCGCCGGCTTGGCAATCGGCGCAGGCGAAGCTGAGTGCAGTTTATTCGTAGCGGCGCAGCCAGATAGCAGGGTAATAGCAACGGCAGCGATTAAGGCGCGCATGGCGACCTCCTGGTCAGTGCGTGGTTAGAGGAGCATGGCGCCCCAGATAACTCGGGCGATACCTGCAATCTTAGGTTATTCGTGCGGGCCGCGTTGCAGCAGCTCAGCCCTCAATATCCGCACCTGGTCCGGCGCATGCACGCCGATGCTTGCCCATGATTGGCGCTCGCCGATGCCGAACAAGGTGATGGTGATGCCCTCGCGCAGGGCCTCGACCAGTTGCTTGGGGTCGACGTCGTCGTCGATGGTCAGCAGGATCGATTCGTCTATGCGGCGGGTGAGCTTGAGCATGGTGCGCATCCTTGCGTTGGTGGTGAGCTAAAAGAACATGGCGCCCCAGAACACGCGGCCTATAAGGATGATTTCGCGCACTTGCATCTGTTCGGGGGTGTATTCCTCGCCGGGGTGTTCGTCGCCTTGCGTCAGCCCACGCTGACTTTCAGCGATGCCTCGATTGACTGCAGGCGCTTGGCGCCTTCCACGGGGTCGTGGATGGTGACCAGCGGGAACTGCTTCTTGTCGGCCATATCCTGCAGCAGCAGCAGGCGCTCGCGGAATGACTGTTTGTTCGATGGCTTGAGCTCGTCGATATGCTGCTCCGTTGGCACCACCAGCATCATGGTCGGCTGCTGATGGTGCTCGACCAGGCCATCGTGCTCCTTGAGCTGCTCCAGGCGAAAGATGCGCGAGCTGGCGACATCGAACAGGTTGCTTTGGCGGTAGCCGGAGGTAACGCTGCAGATGTTTGCGGCGATCCTGGAGGAAAAGTAGTCGCAGGGCAGGGAGATTATCGCGCCCTTTACCTGGACATCGACCGAGCGGCCGAAGTGTTCGACGAGGGTGGGGTTGACCTTCTCCATGGCCTTCTTGAAGCGCTTCCAGTACATACTGCGGTCGTGGTCGGAGCGAACATCTTCGTCGGCGTGGATCGTGCTTAAGCTGGATGTCAGGCTGATACCCTGGTCGATCACGTCCTGTAGGCCATCGCCGATGGCTACGCGCTTTTTGCCCAGGCTGACGCCGTGCATCCCAGAGGAGAATTCGCCGCGAAAACCGCCGCGCGCGAAGCACATTGCTCTTTCGAGGGCCATGTTCATCATGCTTTCCAGGCCGCCAGCCGAGTCGCCATAGAGGCACTCGAGCGCCTTACGGCTGATGGCGAGTTGGCCGCCAGCCTCTTTTCCGTCGAACGCCACCACCCCGATGGTCAGGCGCTCGCCGGACTGAACGATGGGTTCCATGTAAACCGCGGCCCACTGCGCCTCGTAAGAGGGCAGTGTGGGGAAGTCAGAGAAGTCAGCGAGTGAACTGCTCACGTGCCAAGGTCCAGGTGGGTTTGGTGGGGGTCAATGGTTTTGCCGATAAGGCGAGGCATATGATGGATCCGCGCCTGGAGAAATTCCACAACCTCGTCCACATGTTTTGCATCTACTCGGCAGTTGCCGGGGAGACTCTTTAGAGCGTGCGCCCGGAAGTCGCACTCGCCGAAGGCTTCGGCCTGCTCAGCCAGCAGCTGCCCGCTGCGGCGCCGTTCGAACTTCAACACATCCGTCAGCAGGCGATCGAGCAGGTGATTGCAGATGGTGCGATGGGGAACGCTGAGCGGGTCGCTGATGGCCTCCTCATGATCAATCAGCCAGAGCTTGCCGTCGCCGCCGAGCAGAAGGTTGCGGAGGTTTCTGTCGGAGTTGGCGATCAGTTCGTCGAATACGATGGCGGTGCGCCGATGCGCCCATTTGTTGAGCAGGTCGTTGACCTCGTCGAGCCGCACCATCCGGGAGATCGGCCGCGCGCCCGTGTCGACACTCGCTAGGCATGGCACCAGGTCTGCACCCACGCCGACGTCCGCGCCCCTGGCGGCAACCACTGAGGTATAGGGGATGGGCAGGCCGAAATGCCGCCCAAGGGCGGCGCTGAGCATCTCGGCGTACATCTGCTTGGGCGGCAGTAGCTTCACATAGGCATGATACTTGCGCATGCCCGAGAATTTGACGATGCCGTAGAACAGCGGGTTCTTGCCGCGGACTTCTCGATCTTCGACGGAGTCGCCGCCCAAATACAGGCCGACTTCAGGATCTGCGAGCGGGTTTTTTCCCTGGCTCATGGGTTTGAGCACCTTCCTTTGCGAATTCTTTTTCCATGCCCAGCTGGTACATCTTCAGCAGGTCGTCCGGCGCCCCGCCATTCTCGTCTGCGCTGAAAGCGGCCGCCAGCAGCCCTTGCAGACGGTGACGTTGGGCGCTCGGCTTCGTCTTCTGGTGAGCAATCTCGTTGCGGATTTGCATCAGCCGCTGGAGCTGGCTCTGGTTGACCACGCCAGCCAGCAGCCCTGCCTGGATGACATGCAGCGCCGCGATAGCTTCGAGCAGTGCTTGAGCCTCGTCCTGCTCGCTTTCCTTCTGTTCGCCTGCGTGATAACGCCCGGCATGCTCACTGATAGCGCGCTGGTCGGATGCAGGATGAACGGCTTGGACCATCTCGGCGATCTCGCTGGCAAGGCGAGCGCTAAACCTCTCAACCGGGATGCCAAGCAACATGGCCAATTTTGCAGCCATTTCCTTGGTGATCGCGCGCTTACCGTTGAGGTGGCTGCTCAGGTTGCCCTGTGTCATCCCCAGCTCTTGTGCCAGGTACTCCTGAGTAAGCTTCCGCCCGCCGCCGGCGCGCGAGTTGTGAGCGGCAATTTCTGCCTTCAGTGCGGCGCACTCAGCCTTTTCCCAGTCATTAAGTTCGCGACGGTCTCTGATCATCCGTAAATCGTATTCCCAATGGCAATAATCGGCTATCTCCAATGGGCTTGCTATGTATATCCCATGGATATAATCTGTTGGTGTAAATGCACTCGGAGACAAGGCAATGCGCCGTATTCCCCTCAATGATTTCGCTACTGAGAAAGGCCAGGTCCAGGCGGCCTCCCTGCTCGGTATGTCGCAAGGCGCCCTGAGCAAGGCGTTGCGCGTTGGCCGCTCGGTATTTGTCACCGAGCACGCCGACGGCACGTTTTCGGCTGAGGAGTTGCGCCCATTTCCCTCCCATAACCCAAAGGCGGCAGCCTAGGAAACGAGCCTATGACACCAGATACGCATGGAGGCGAAACCACCTCAGCGCGCCTGGACGTCATGGAGCGACACCTTGAGCTGCTGATCGATGACTTGATGCGGCTTCGGGAAGACCTGAAGCGAGACGACTGATCGGCTGGCGCGCCTTGAGCGATGTGGTGGCGCGGTCGAAGCCGGCCAGGGCAGGGCCGTCGAGCTGGTCTCTGAGCAGCCCAGCGTGATGATCGAAGGCGGGCCAGGCCCGCAACTGAATACTCATAGGCAGCGCTGTAAGTAGTGCGGCCAGTAAGCAACGAAGGGCAAGCACTTCGCCCTGCAGTTCGGATTGGTCGGTTGGCATGGGTTCTTCCTTGTTGACTGAGCCAGTGAAAGCAGATTGCCAGCGATGAGTCGATGGCTCCACGACAACCCAGATGAGGTTTCCCGATATGGAAGAGGTACATCGCGCAATTCACGAGACGGTGCTGGATGCCGGCCCGAAGACCCTGGCGCACTTGATGGGCATGTCGCATACGGCGCTGCTTAACCGCAGCAACCCGAGCGACGACACGCATCGATTGAACGTCGAGCACTTCCTGCAGGTGCTGGTGCACAGCAACGACATGCGCTCACTGAAGGCGCTGGCGGGCGAGTTTGGTTATGAGCTGGTGCCCAAGGAGCGCGCGGCTCCGCAGAACTTGACCACGGCGCTGCTGCATATGTCGGCCGAGGTAGCGGACGTGACCCGGGCGGTGGCAGACGCATTGGATGACGGCCGGGTAAGTCAGACCGAGAAGCAGGCGATCAAGCGCGAGCTGGTGGGTGCACGGGAAAGTCTGGACGTGCTGGAAGAGTCGGTGAAGGCCGCCTGAGTCCGCGCATGCGCGGATTTTCGAAAAATGTTTTCAGGCGGTGGCAGAAAAACGCGATTCGGTGGCCTTCGGCTCTGCAATTAGTAATTACCGGGACGCAAATCGCAGGCACAAAAAAGCCGGTGGCTAGACCGGCTTCTTCTACAGCAACAAAGCGAGGTCGATTATGGACAACCCAACCACCCAAGGCAATAGCCACCATGTCGCGCCATGTTTTGGCGTCGGTGCATTGGTGTCGCGCAATGCGACGATGACCAGCGAGCAGCTGGCCGAGCTGTTGCAGATCGAGCATAACGAGTTCCGCAAGAAGGCCAACCTGATGGCGGCCAAGGGCCTTTTGGAGTTTCGGGAAGAATCTGCCCGTAACCCCCTTGGCGGCCGACCACGCCTGGTGATGCACTTCGACAAACGCAACAGCATGGTGATTGCGGCAAAGCTGAATGACCAGCTGTTGGCCGCGGTTGTCGATAGCTGGATTGCGCTCGAGCAGCCAGCCGGCAGCCTGCAAATACCCCAGAGCTATTCGGAGGCATTGCGCCTGGCGGCTGACCTTTCGGAGCAGAACAACCACCTGCAGTTGGTGGTGAGCGAGCAGGCGCCGAAGGTGGAGGCCCTGGAGCGCATCAGTCAGGCGCGCGGGACGATGTGCCTGACCGATGCCGCCAAGCACTTGGGCATGCAGCGCAACCGCTTGCTGGAGTGGATGCGTGAGCACCGCTGGATCTACCGCCGCGAGGGTTCGACTCGCTGGGTGGCGTACCAGCCACGGGAGGCCTCTGGCCTGCTGGAGCACAAGGTGACGGTGCTGGGCACTGAGGATGACGGCGAGCAGCGCCTGGCCTCTCAGGTGCGTGTGACACCGAAGGGCCTTGCGGTGCTGGCGCAGAAGATTGGGGGTGCTCGGTGAGACGTCCTGCTTTCCAGTTTTACCCAGCCGATTGGCGCAACAACGCGAAGCTGCGTCGTTGCTCCTGGGGTGCGCGTGGGGTGTGGATCGAGCTGATGGGTTTGATGCACGACAGCGATAACTATGGCGTTTTGGCGTGGCCTTTGAAGCAGATTGCGCAGGCACTTGGTGCGCCGATCAAGCTGCTGAAAGAGCTGGTTGATTGCGGTGTGCTTTATGGCTCCGAGCAGGGCGACTGTGAGCCGATGATTTACACGCCAATCAGTGGTCGCGTGAAGGGCGCTCCGGTCGAGCTGATCGCCGCCCAGCCTGGGCCGCTGTGGTATTCGCCGCGCATGGTGCGGGATGAATATGTACGGCAGAGGAAGGGTGAAAGCACGCGCTTTGGTAGTGATGGCGATGCACCAAGCCCTTCACCCAAGCCCCCCATTGGTGAAAGTAAGGGTGCTGCACTAAGCCGGCGGCAAGGTGACGGCTCTACTGCTTCATCTTCTTCTTCATCTTCAGTACCTAACGGTACTTCAGCTGCTGCAGATGCGTGGCAGCGTTTCCCGATGGCCGAGGGTTGGCAGCCAGACGACGTGAGCCTGGCCAGCCAGCTGCGGGTTGCCGGCCTGGCTCGGGACTGCATCACCGACGAGGTGATCGCTGGCTTCATCGGCCACTTCCTGACCCTGCCAGACACCGTGGAGAACGCGGCGGGCTGGTGCAAACGGCTGGTCAAGTGGGCCAAGCGTCAACACGAATTCACTCGAGGGAACGCCAATGAATCGTCCAAAGCACGTGGCAGTCGTCCTGCCAGCGGCATCTCGCTCGCTGACAACCTCAACGACACCAGCTGGGCCGAAGGGCTCGGCACTCTGCAGCCGCTCTGAGCTGGCGGCGCGGGTGAATCTGATTTTCGCCACGTTCCAGACCGACCTTGGGCTGGCCAACGCATTCCGCTGGGAGTTCCAGGCCGCTGACCCGCAAGACCCGAAGCTGAAGGCGGCGAAGGGGACGTGGTTTCGCGATGAGCTGGCCCTGGTGCCGAAGGCGCTGTTCGAGTTGGCGCTGCGCCGGATCGGCTTGGAGCACCAGGTGGGCAGGGCGAACAAGTCGCTGCCGAGCTTTGGGGATTTTCTGGCGCTGTGCCGGCCCTCGCCCGAGGCGATGGGGATGCCGGGCAAGGATGCGGCGTGGATCGAGGCGCAGCGGTACGCGATGAGCACTCGGCATCGGTGGTCGCACGTTGCGGTGCTGATGGCGGTGAAGGCGGTTGGCGCGCATGACTTGCGCACCGCCGATGCCTACCAGGCCCGCGAACTGCAGCGGCGATTCGATCGGTACTACGAGCAGCTGGTGCTGCAGGTGGCCACGGGCGCCGAGCTGACCGCGCCACTGGCAGCGCTTGGGCATGACGGCAGCAAGCCGGCCACTCAGGTGCAGCAGGAGTACGGCGACCGGCTGCTGCTCGAGCAGTTGAAGCGCCAGGGGTTGGCCGGTGCCGGGGCGAATGCCCGCGGTGCGTTGCTGGCGCGTATGGGAATCAAGCGGGAGGTGGTGAATGGCTGATCAAGCGATACGAAACGTGCTGAATGGCGAGCAGGAGCGGGCCCTTGAGGCCAAGCGCCTGGACTGGAACCGGGCGCAGCAGCCGAAGTGGCGCGAGAAGCGCGATCGTGACGGCAAGGTGGTGCTGGGGTTCTGGGTTACGGATAGCGGGTACACGGTGGCGATGACTCGGCTGCCCGAGGCGCGCTTCACGATCACCCGCCCGGGCGGTGTGTTGCCGTTTGCGTACACGGATCTGCGGGATGACGTTCCGCTGCTGATCGCTGCGGATATCGATGCATCGGCCGCGCTCGAGCGGGCCACCAAGGAGGCTTCACCATGCGCATAAGGTGTTTTCTGCTGGGCTGTCGCTGGGATACGGGCATGCCGCTGATTCTGCTCGGCGGTGAGCGGATCCGCTGGCAGTTGTGCGCGTGCTGCGGCGCGCATCGGTATGTGGCGGCATGACCCGGGCAAGGGCGGTGAAGGCGCGCGAGCTGCGCACCACTGGCGATGTGGTGCTGTGGTGGTTGGAGCGGGTCGAGCAGAACCGGGCGACCTCGGAGAGCTACAAGCGCAGCACGCGCTCGATGGTGCGCAAGAACATCGTGCCGGCTGTGGGCAAGGTGCTGGTGACTCGCCTTGATCGGCGGGTGCTGGATGAAAAGCTGATGTGGCCGATGATGTGCGCTGACAAGAAGGCAGGCACCCAGCAGAAAGCCCTGCAGGCGCTTCGCCAGGCCTTCCTGCTGGCCGAGCAAACGGAGCGTATCAAGATCAACCCGATGGCTGCGGTGAGCTTCAAGAGCTTTGACCGCAGCCCAATCCTGAGCAAACCTTCCCGGCTTGCGCGTATCGATCTGCAAGACCTGGTTGATCATCTGGCCGCGGCATTCGACCGAGACCCAGTGAAGGGCCTGTTGCCGTTGATGATGCTGGCGCACGGCACGCGCCTTACCGAAACCTTGCACGCCCGCTGGGCTCATATTTCGCGCAGTGAGCGGGTTTGGATTCTGCCTGAGAACAAGTCACACCGGCAGCATGCTCTGCCGCTAACCCCTCAGATGCTTGCTTTGCTGGCGCGGTACCGCGAAGCCTTGCCAGATTCCAGGGCGCAGTCTGACTGGGTGTTTCCGGTGCGGGGTGGTTCCCGCCTTTCGGCGACTTCAGCCAGCCAGATGTTCCGCGCGGTGTCGGGTCGCAAGTGGTCGAGCCATGACCTGCGCAAGCTGATGCGCGACTGCCTGGCTGACTTGGGCGTCGACTTCTTCATCGGCGAGCGCCTGATCAACCACAGCCTGGGCAAGACCGCCGAGACCTACCTGACCCGCGATGTGATGGACCGTTGCCGGGAGGCGTTGGAGCGCTGGCATGCGCGTCTTGATGAGTGCGGGTTCTCCATCGCGCACGGATTAAAAGTGGCTGTTCCTGCACTTTCACAGAATGGCGTAGAACCAGAGGCAGCGGGGCCTGTAGCCGTTTCCTGTGTTTTCACCGGGAGAGGATGAAGATGGCGCATTTAGCACGATTGCAGGCCCTCGGCAGGTTGCCAGCTGGGACGATGAACAGGACCGAAGCGGCCTATGACCTGGTGTTGAAGCAGCGCCTGATGGCCGGGGAAATCCAGTGGTACAGGTTCGAGGGCGTGAAGCT